AGATAATTCAACAAACTGGAACACTGCTTATAGTTGGGGAGATCATTCCACACAAGGCTACGTTACAACTTCTGGCGTAACAAGTGTTACAGGAACAGCCCCTGTAGTTTCTTCAGGCGGAACAACGCCAGATATATCAATGGCCGCGGCAACTACATCGGTTAATGGGTATTTAACTTCTACTGATTGGACCACGTTCAACAACAAATTAACTAGTGTTTCGGGTGACCCTGTACCTACGCTTAGTGGTGATTTAGATGTCAATAATAACAGTATTGTGTCATCAGGTGGAAATATTTCAATAACACCTGATGCTTCGGGTAATGTTGTATTAGATGGCATCAGCTACCCAAAAGTAGATGGGACAATAGACCAAGTACTAAAAACAAATGGTGCTGGGCAGTTATCATTTACTACAGTAGGTGGTGGAGTAACAAGTGTTACGGGAACAACTCCAGTAGTTTCTTCAGGTGGAACAACACCTGCTATATCAATGGCTGCGGCAACTACATCAGTAGACGGTTATCTAAGCTCAACTAACTGGAACACATTTAACAATAAGTTAAGTAGTGTTGGCGGTGATGCCGCACCAATACTTGGTGGAGACCTAGATGTCAATGGTAACAGTATTGTGTCATCAGGTGGTGGAGACATTTCAATAACACCGAGTGGGCCAGGTAATGTTATTACAAGTAATGTTACTATTGATGGCATTAAGTACCCACAAACAGATGGAACAGGAGGACAAGTGCTTCAGACCAACGGAGCAGGGGAGTTATCATTCGCTACAGTAAGTGGTGGCGGAGGCAGTGGTGATGTAGTAGGCCCATCTTCGGCAACAGATAACGCGATTGCTAGATTTGACACAACCACAGGTAAGCTACTACAAAACTCCTCTGCTACAATAGACGACGCTGGAGCCATAACAGCACCTGACTTTATCGGTGACTTGAATGGTGCGGTTAGATTTGATGCAAAAGCAATAGGTAGCGCAATTGATAAAGGAGAGGTTGTTTATATCTCAGGTATATCAGGCAACACACCAGAGATTCAATTAGCACAATCAAATTCATCGGCTACAATGCCAGCTTTTGGGATAGCTTTAGCTGATATTGCAGAGAATAACACAGGTGAGGTTGCTACTTTTGGAAGTGTCAAAGGATTAGATGTTACTGACTTTGGCGAAACCAGTATTATTTTTTCTGTAGGCGATACAGTTTATGTTTCATCTACTGAAGCTGGAAAACTAACAAATGTTCCTCCATCAGGAGAGGCTAACTTGATACAAAACATCGGTAAGATAGAAAGGGCCACTCCAACATCCAATATGACTATCAAAGTAGGCGGTGCTGGTAGAACGAATGCAACACCAAACCTTGACTCTGCAAAGATGTTTTTGGGTAATTCATCAAATCAATCGGTATCTGTTGCAATGTCAGGTGACGTTACAATTAGCAACACAGGCGCAACAACGGTAGGCACTATTAATTCAGTTGCGGTAGCCACAGTAACAGCAGGGGCAGCTTTAGGCGCAACAGCACAACAACCACCAAGCGAAGGTGCGTTTGTTAACGGTGATAAAACAAAGCTAGACGGTATAGAGGCTTTAGCGGATGTAACAGACGCAACAAACGTTACTGCCGCGGGTGCATTGATGGATTCTGAAGTAACTAACCTTGCGGATGTAAAAGCTTTTGCTACCACCGATTATGCTACTGCAGCTCAAGGATTAACAGCCGATGCTGCATTACCAAAAGCGGGTGGGGCAATGACAGGTGCTATAACTGGCAACCAAGATATAACAGGTAAAAGACCAATAGTTACTGACACAACCACAAATATAGACTTAACACTAGGTACACACGAGGGTACTTTTATATACTCTGATAATGTAGCTGCAGTAGCTGTAAATATTCCTCCAAATTCAACCCAAGCATTTCCTGTAGGCACAGAGATTGATATGATTCAAGCGGGAGGTGGTCAGGTAACGGTAGCCCCAGGAACAGGTGTTAATTTAAATGGGGGAATTGCAACAATCGCAATTACAGCGCAATGGGGTGGGGCAACATTGAAACAAATAACAGTAGACAACTGGATAATTGTTGGTAAAATATAATATATGTTTGGATTAAATCTAGGAGCAACAAGCTCAAGTGGAGATGTAGGGCCGCCACCAAGTTACGACACGGACGCTGTGACTTACTTTGCTGCTGTAGTAGCTGCTGGAGGGGCTTTGTCTAATGGATTCAAGGCTGCTTGCTCAGATTTATTTGTAGCTGCAAAATCGAATGGATATTATTCAAAGTTGATTCAATTCATGCCCGTTGGTGGAGGGGTGGAGGCATCGGCTGAAATCAATATGGTTAGTCCTGGAACGAAGGATGACATTTATAAAAACTCACCGACAATTGATAGTTCAATCGGGGTAACTTGGGATGGTGTAACTCAATGGGCAGATACTCAAATTGACTTGAACACCGACTTTAATTCAGGTTCAGATTGGTTAGTTGGGGCATATCATATTAGTGGATTTGTAGGAACGGGAACGCGCAACATTCTCGGAGCGATGAACACCTCTGCTTCTCGAATAATGCTACAGGCACAAAACGGTGCTTCCTTCGATGTGGCTGTTTACGGTAATGGTCACTCTTCGTCTTTCGCTAAAAGTGGCACAGCTTTAACCGATGGTAAAATGATAATCGGGCATAGAAGCGCAACCAACAAACTTCATATAACCGTTGGGGCTACTCGAACGACAAGGACACAAACCCGACCGACCACGGGAATCGCTTATGATTTCGCCTTTGGAGCAAGAAACAAACAAGGAGTGATCGACACTTTCACCAATGGAAAATGGTGCTGCAAAGTAGCGGCAACAGGAATGACAACAGCGGAGGTCGATCTAATGATAGCGGACATTGACACATTTATAGCAGCAATTTGATGGAATTTATAATACTAGATAGAGCAGAATCAGAAGCCGTAGCATCCCTTCGCATTCATGGGCGAGAGGTGATGATTCCTGCCGATTCATTCATCTATCCTCTGGTGATCTCTGAATCGATAAAAACGAAACTAGATACCGATAAACTCGATACGATCAATCAATCTGAAATAACATTTTTTCCCGAAACTGATGATTGAAAAAGAATACGAATTTGAACCTGAAGAAGATATTTAACTATATTTGCAAATAAATTTAATAAAATGAAAAAAGTAGAAAACAAAATAAGTCAAGACGAGCTAGTCAAATTGCAAGGCATTTCTAATGAAATGAATTCTTGTAAAATAAGTATATCAGACGCAGAAATGCACAAATACAGCTTGATGGCTAGATTAGCCGGACTCCAAGATAACTTTCAAGTTATTCAAAAAGAACTTATGGATAAGTATGGCAAGGTCAGTATTAGTATTGTAGATGGAACTATAAAAGAACCCGAAGCTGATGTCATTAATCCGTAAAATAACCATAGGCAAAGAATACAAAGAAAATGCAATGCACTATTCGGTTGGCCAAGAAGTGTACGGTAAGCACCAAATTGTAGATATACAAGAGTCTGAAGAAAAGTATATTATTTATATACAAGACACAGAGGGTGATGTAAAGCGGTGGAAAGACTTTAATAAAAACATGTCTGTGTCCGTTGAATATAACTTAGACTATTAATGAGAAGTGTTTTTAATTTTTTAATAAAACCCACGGGCAGTAGATATAACAACGAAGTTAACATAGATGGTAAAAAGCTGATCACGAACACGGATATATTTGATCATAAAAGTGTTAGCAGAGAAGCCGAAGTAATATCTACACCTCTTGCATTTAACACACCAATAGTAAAGGGTGATAAAGTAATAGTACACCACAATATATTTAGAAGGTGGCATAACATTAAAGGCGTTGAAAAAAATAGTGCTGGCTATATAGAAGAAGAATTGTATTCTTGTCAAATAGATCAAGTATATGCTTACAAGCCGTTTACAAATGGTGATCGCAAAGAACGTTGGCAGGCATTAGAAGATTACTGTTTTGTGCAGCCAATAAAGAATAAAGACAAGTACGAGCTAAATATCGAGAATGAGCTGGTTGGTATATTGATATATTCAAATAGTGGTCTTAGTAGTAAAGGGCTTGAAGTAGGTGATTTAGTGGGCATAGGCCCTAAGAGCCAATTTGAATTTTTAATAGATGGCAAGCGTTTATATAGAGTGCGAAACCAAGATATTTCAATTAAATATGAATACGGAGGAAACGAGGAAGCATATAATCCAAGCTGGGCGGGTAGCAGTAAAAGAACTAATTAAAGTTGCTGAAGAACCAATTGTAGATACAGACGAAGACGTATCCGCAGACAGACTAAAAAATGCCGCAGCAACAAAAAAGCTAGCTATATTTGATGCTTTTGAAATATTGTCTAGGATTGAGCAAGAAGATGCCGCTTTAAACGGGGTTGTACTAGAAGACAAAAATCAAGATTCGATAAGCGGCTTTGCTGAAAAAAGAGCTAAAAAATAATGTATAACCAAACGTTATATAAAATAGTAGAACCTGTGAATCTTAATAGGCTTCATAGGTTAAATAAATCTAAAAGCTGGAAAAAAGGTTATAATAGTGAAGATGATATTATTTCTTTAAGTGGCACCGGTCAAATAGGAGATGTGTACGAAATATCTGGTTTAAAAATAGCTTTACCAAAAGAACCTAAAGATGTTTACTCTAGATCTAGCGACAAACAAGAACAATATTGGAAAAGACTAGACAAGCACAAAGAGCTTGAAAAAATTAAAACAATATTTGATTGGTTAGATTGTCCAGAGCAATTTAAGTCAAAGTATCACGATTATATAGACGAAGAATTTAATAGGCGTGAAAATGGTTTTTGGTTTAAAAACAATGGGGTAAGCACATACATAACAGGTACGCACTACATGTACTTGCAGTGGTGTAAAATAGATGTTGGAGAAGCGGAATTTAGAGAGGCTAACCGGCTGTTCTTTTTATATTGGGAGGCGTGTAAGCTAGATAATAGGTGTTACGGAATGTGCTACCTAAAAAATAGAAGATCTGGTTTTTCTTTTATGGCGTCTGGTGAAATTGTCAATCTAGCCACAATGACGAACGATGCTAGGTTTGGTATACTATCAAAAAGTGGTAGCGACGCTAAAAAAATGTTTACAGATAAGGTTGTACCAATGTCTGTTAACCTACCCTTCTTTTTTAAGCCCATACAAGATGGTATGGATAGGCCTAAAACAGAGCTTTCTTTTAGAGTGCCAGCATCTAAGCTAACAAGACGAAAAATAGAAAGCAAAGCCAAAAGCTCTGATTTAGAAGGTCTTGATACTTCTATAGACTGGAAAAACACTGGAGACAACTCTTATGACGGTGAAAAGCTTAAGTTATTAGTACACGATGAGTCTGGAAAATGGGAAAGACCTGATAATATACTAAACAATTGGCGAGTTACAAAAACTTGTTTAAGGTTGGGTAGCAGAATCGTAGGCAAGTGTATGATGGGCTCTACTTCTAATGCTTTAGACAAAGGGGGCGAAAATTTTCGCAAACTGTATGATGCGTCTGACACGTTAAAGAGAAACAAGAACGGCCAAACTAAAAGCGGGCTATATAACTTGTTTATACCGATGGAGTGGAACTACGAAGGCTTTATAGATAAGTTTGGCTTGCCAGTGTTTGATACACCAGACAAACCAAAACAAGATCCACACGGCGACGAAATAGATGTTGGGGTTATAGAACATTGGGACAACGAAGTAGAAGGTCTTAAGGGCGATCAGGACGCTTTAAATGAGTTTTATCGACAGTTTCCAAGGACGGAAGAGCACGCGTTTAGAGACGAAACTAAAAATAGCTTATTTAATTTAGCAAAAATATACGAGCAAATTGATTTTAACGGCGATTCGTATAGTTCTAATTTAATAACCCAAGGCAGCTTTCAGTGGGAAAATGGGGCTATAGACACTAAAGTTATTTTTATACCAGATAGAGGTGGTAGATTTTATTTATCTTGGTTACCAAGTAAAGATCTTCAAAATCGAGTAATAAGTAAGAATGGAGTTAAGTGCCCAGGTAACGAGCACATAGGTGCTTTTGGTTGTGACCCTTATGATATATCTGGAACTGTAGACGGTAGAGGTTCTAATGGCGCTTTACACGGAGTAACAAAATTCTCTATGGAAGATGTGCCTACAAACCACATTTTTTTAGAATATATAGCTAGACCACAAACTGCTGAAATATTTTTTGAAGATGTGTTAATGGCGTGTGTTTTTTATGGCATGCCTATACTGGTTGAAAACAATAAACCAAGATTGCTGTATCATTTCAAAAATAGAGGTTATAGAGGATTCTCAATGAATAGACCAGATAGAGCTTGGAAAAAGCTATCTATAACAGAAAAAGAAATTGGTGGCATACCAAATTCTAGTGAAGATGTTAAGCAGGCTCATGCCGCTGCAATAGAAACCTATATAGCTAACCACGTAGGCTTAACGGAAAAAGCAGAATACGGTAGCGTTTACTTTAATAAAACGCTAAACGATTGGTCTAAATTTAATATAAATAATAGAACTAAGCATGATGCATCTATTAGTTCAGGTTTAGCTATAATGGCCTGCAATAGAAACCTGTACATGCCCGTTAAAAAGATTGGAAAAAAAGTCATTGACTTTGGATTTAAAAGATACGATAATACTGGATACACTTCAGAGTTGAAGAAAAATTAAAATGAACATATAATGCAGAACAAACCATCTAAAGGGATTTTTCCTAGTCAGTCAGTGCTTGACGTAGAAAAGTCTGGAAATGAATATGGTATGAAAGTGGCAAAAGCCATAGAATCTGAGTGGTTTAGAAAAGACAACGGTAGCGACAAATACCAAGCTACTAAAGACAACTTTCATAGATTAAGACTGTATGCTCGAGGGGAACAATCTATACAAAAATACAAAGATGAGTTAGCTATAAATGGTGACTTATCTTATTTAAATCTAGACTGGAAGCCAGTACCTATCATACCAAAGTTTGTCGACATAGTTGTTAATGGTATGTCTGATAGAGTTTTTGATATAAAAACTTACAGCCAAGATCCAGATTCTTTAAAACAAAAAACCGATTATGTAGAGTCTATGCTAAGAGACATGAATAATCGAATATTACTTGAAAAAATTGATACAACAACTGGTATCAATATGTTCAAGAATGATCCTAAAGAATTACCACAAACAAAAGAAGAGTTATCAGTAAAGATGCAGCTTGAATACAAGCCATCCATAGAGATTGCTCAGGAAGAGGCAATATCAAACGTGTTTGACTTAAACAAATTTGACTTAGTAAAGCGCAGGTGCGATTATGATCAAGTTGTTATAGGTATGTCATGCGCTAAAAGCACATTTAACACCGCGGAAGGAATACGTATAGAATATGTAGATCCTGTTGATATAGTATACTCATACACTGATTCACCATATTTTGATGATCTTTACTATGTGGGCGAAGTTAAAAGAATGACTATATCTGAGCTAAAGAAGTTTTTTCCACAACTAACTAATGATGACATAAAAGAAGTTGAGGATATGGCTTACGACGGTTCTGTTTATAGATCACAAAAATATTCAGCAACAAGTCAAGACAACTTTGTAGATGTACTGTTTTTTGAATATAAAACGTTTAACAACCAAGTATATAAAATAAAAAACACAGCATCAGGTGCTAAAAAAGCTATTGAAAAAACAGATGAGTTTAATCCACCTAAAGACGCAAAGTCTCAGTTTGAAAAAGTACAAAGATCTATAGAGGTACTATATGAGGGGGCAAAGATAGTAGGCATGGAAAAACTTCTTAAGTGGAGGTTGTCTGAAAATATGACCAGGCCTAAGTCAGATATAACTAAGGTTAATATGAGCTATTGCATAGTTGCCCCTAGAATATATCAAGGTAGACCAGAATCTTTAGTATCGAGAATGACTTCTTTTGCAGACATGGTGCAGTTAACACACTTGAAGTTGCAGCAAGTTATGTCAAGATTAGTTCCTGACGGTATATATATGGATGCAGATGGCCTAGCCGAAATAGACTTAGGTACCGGAACAAACTACAACCCACAGGAGGCATTGAATATGTATTTCCAAACTGGTAGTGTTATCGGAAGGTCAATGACAGCAGATGGAGATATGAATCCAGCTAGAGTACCTATAACTGAGTTACAAAGTGGTTCTGGTGGTGCTAAGATACAAAGCTTAATAACTACATACAATTACTACATGCAAATGCTCCGCGATGTTACTGGCCTAAACGAGGCTAGAGACGGTAGCAAACCCGATTCCAACGCATTAGTTGGTCTGCAGAAAATGGCAGCTGCAAATTCAAATACAGCCACGAAACACATATTGCAGGCTGGTTTGTACTTAACACTGCGCATGGCTGAGGTTACTTCTTTAAGATTATCAGATGCTATAGAATATTCTAATACTAGAAGCTCTTTTATAAATTCGTTAGGCAAGTTTAATGTGGCTACGCTACAAGAACTACATAGCATGCATCTTCACGACTTTGGCGTATATATAAGCTTAGCACCGGACGAAGAAGAAAAGCAATTACTAGAAAACAACATACAAGTCGCTTTACAAAGAGACCAAATAACTCTAGATGACGTCATAGACATAAGAGAAGTTAAGAACTTAAAGTTAGCTAATCAATTGCTAAAGCTGAGAAGAAGAAAAAAGGGTGAACAAGATAGAGCTCAACAAATGCAAAACATACAAGCTCAATCACAATCTAACGCTCAGGCCGCTCAAGCATCCGCTGAAGTTGAAATGCAAAAAGAACAAGCACTTGCTTCTACTAAGTCTCAATTGATGCAGGTTAAGCATAGTTTTGATTTAGAAAAAATGCAAAGAGAGGTTGATCTTAAAAGAGAATTAATGAGGTTTGAGTTTGAAATTAATCAAGGACTTAAACAATTAGATTTACAGGTGATTAACGGTAGAGAAGAGTACAAGGAAGATCGTAAAGATAAAAGAACTAAAATTCAAGCTTCACAACAAAGCGAACTTATAGATCAAAGAAAAAATAACAAACCACCTAAAGACTTTGAATCATCTGGTAATGACTTACTAGGAGGTTTTAATTTATAAACCAAATTTTTTATATTATATTATGGATAACGAAGAAAACACAGAAGTAGTAGAAAACACGGAGCCAACACAGGTAGAACAAGTTGACGTGCAAGAAGTTGAGCCAAATAAAGTTACAACTAAAACCGAAGACGGTTATAAAATAGATTTAGCAAAAATAAATAACGAAGAAAATGTACGGATCAAAGAAGAAGCTAACAACGAAGAAAACACCGAAAAAGAAGAAGCCAACGAAGGAGAAGACCAAAAAGTATTAGAAGAAATTACAGACGAAGTTGTTGAGCTTGTTGAAGAGGTAACAAAAGAGGCTGTAGTAAAAGAAATACAAGAGAATAGCATAGATCTACCGGAGAACATACAGAAAGTCGTTGAGTTTATGAACGAGACTGGTGGAACTCTAGATGACTATGTTAGATTAAACGCAGATTATAGCAACGTAGATGGTGATTCACTACTACGTGAGTATTATAAACAAACTAAGTCACACTTATCTAATGAAGAAATAGACTTCTTAATTGAAGACAAATTTTCTTTTGACGAAGAGTTTGATGAAGAAAGAGATGTACGCCGAAAAAAACTAGCTCACAAAGAAGCTGTTTCAGAGGCTCAAGGGTTTCTTAATTCGCTTAAAGACAAATATTACGATGAAGTCAAGTTGGGTTCAAAGTTAAGTCCAGAGCAAAAAGAAGCAGTTGAGTTTTACAACCAGCATCAAGAGCAAGTTAAAAGCGGTAAAGAACTATCATCTCGCCAAAAGGAACATTTTGACAACGTAACGAATAATCTTTTTAACGAACAATTCAAAGGTTTTGAATTTGAAGTAGGAGAAAAGAAGTATCGATACAACGTTAAAGATGTTGATAGCGTTAAGCAAACACAAAGTGATTTATTAAATGTATTCAGTGAGTACATTAAAGATAACGTATTAGCAGACGCTAAAGGTTATCATAAAGCCCTTTTTGCTGCTAGCAATCCCGATGGTTTAGCCAATCATTTTTATGAGCAAGGTAAAGCAGATGCAGTGCGACAAATGACGTCAGAGGCCAAAAACATTAATGTTAATGGTAGAAAATCTGATCCAGGAGTTATAAATGCAAATGGTACCAAGGTCAGAGTAATGGATGGTGATAACAGTTCTAAATTGAAAATAAAACTTAAAAATTACTAAAACATATAAAAAATGGCACAAAGTATAGTCGAATTTACTACCCCAGCAACGGGGTTTGTAGATCCCGCACATTCGAAAGTTACTTTATCAAGTAACTATATTAATTTTGCTGATTCAAGTTTTGATACTTGGGGTCAGCAGTATCTTCCTGAGCTTTACGAACAAGAAGTTGAGCGATACGGAAACAGATCAATTTCATCTTTCTTACGACTAGTAGGAGCTGAAATGCCTATGTCAGGCGATCAGATTATCTGGTCTGAGCAAGGCCGTCTTCACTTAGCTTATGGATTAGCTGGAACAGCAAGTTCATCAGCAATCGTTGCCGATGCATCTGCCAACACTCTTAGCGGTTTAGGGGCTCACGCTCTTAGAGTAGGTCAAACGGTTGTTGCAAAGCTAATGACTGGTGGTGAAGTAATCAAAGCTTATGTTAGCGCTGTTGCTAATGACACGGCTACTATCCTTCCTTATGGAGGAGCTGCGTTGAGCAACATGGGCGCAGTTGACACCGAGCCAATTCAATTGTTTGTTTACGGTTCTGAATTTGCAAAAGGATCAGCTGGAATGTCTGGCTCTGTTAAGCCTGAATTCAAGAGCTTTAGCAATAAGCCTATTATTATCAAGGACAAGTTTGAAGTATCAGGATCTGATGCCGCTCAAATTGGTTGGGTTGAAGTTTCAGGAGAAGCTGGCCAAGCTGGTTACTTATGGTATATGAAGGCTGAAGGTGATACCCGAACTCGTTTCGAAGATTATCTTGAAATGGCTATGGTTGAAGGCGAGCTTGTACACGCAGATTCTACTATTGCTTTACCAACTGATGGTGGCGCAGGTACTGCAGGTACTGAAGGTTTATTTGCTGCTATCTCTGATAGAGGTATTGTATCTGAAGGATTTGGTGCTGCTAACATAGTTACAACAACTGCTGCTGATTTTCAAGCCTCTATGGATAACATGTGTATTGAGCTGGACAAGCAAGGCGCTATTGAAGAAAACATGCTTTTCTTGAATCGTTCTGCTGCCTTAGGTATTGATACTGGGTTAGCCCTCATGAACGGTGGATACTCTACTGGAACATCTTATGGTGTGTTTGAGAACAGTGAAGATATGGCTCTTAACCTTGGTTTCTCTGGTTTCCGAAGAGGTTCTTATGATTTTTATAAGACTGACTGGAAATATTTGAATGATCAAGCTACTCGTGCTGCTGTTGGTGGTATTGAGGGAGTTTTAGTTCCTGCTGGAACATCTTCAGTGTATGATCAAATGATGGGTAAGAACATCCGTCGTCCATTCCTTCACGTTCGTTACAGAGCTTCTGAAACTGATAACCGACGCATGAAGTCTTGGGTTACTGGATCTGTTGGAGCTTCTAATAGCGATCTTGATGCTATGGAGATTCACTACTTGTCAGAGAGATGTCTCGTAACACAAGCTGCTAATAACTTCATATTGTTTAACGCAACAGATGCTTAATAGCAATTAATTAAAACTTGGGGTCATAATTGTGTGGCCTCAAGTTTTTACTTTTTTTATTTATTAAATTATATTATGTCAACAAGTTTAGAAAAGAACTGGGAAATTAAAGATAGATTATACCAGTTAAAAGGAAATAAGTCACCAATAGTTTATATGCTCAAAACAAGAGGTATTTACTATTTCGATGAAGAAAAAGGATACGAAAGAGAATTAAAGTACACTAGAAACCAAAGAACATTATTTGTAGATGAATTTAAAGGTGATGGTGTTTTAGAGCACGTTGCTTTTAGAGAAGGTGTTTTAGCTGTGCCAAAAGAAAAGGTTACACTTCAAAAGTTTCTTTCTTTATATCACCCTTCTAAGGATAAGTATTATGAAGAACAAGATAACGTAAAAGAAGCTGAAGATGATCTTGATTATTTAGAAATAGAATTAGATGCTTTAAATACCGCTAAATCTATGGATATTGACAAGGCTGAAGCTATACTACGTGTAGAAATAGGCTCTAAGGTCAATAAGATGACTTCTAAGGAGGTTAAGCGAGATGTTATGATTATGGCAAGGAATAATCCAAGTATGTTCTTAGAACTAGCCTCTGATGATAATGTAGAAGTTAGGAATATAGGTATAAAAGCTCAAGAACAGGGGATTATAAAACTAGCCTCAGATCAAAGAACTTTTAAATGGGCAAGTAACGGTAGAAAATTAATGACAGTGCCGTTTGATGAAAACCCATATTCTGCTTTGGCCGCTTGGTTTAAAACAGATGAAGGAATAGAAGTATTCCAAACTATTGAAAAAAGATTAAAAGAATAGCAATTAAAAACCCGTTAAGGTAGCCACATAAATAAATCGTGGCTACCATAACACAACAAATCGATTATGCCATTTAACAATAAAATAACACCTGAAAATAAAGCAAAAGCAGATAACAAAGGTTCAAAACAAAACGTTAGCAAAGCTAAATATTATAGTTTCCCAAGTAACGACTGGTGGAGCAACCTATGGACGCCAACAACTAATCCGGATCCTCGACCTGATTGGAAAATGAAGGATTTAGATGAACGAAATAGACCAAAGTCAACTAAAGCAACTAAAACAGCAAAATCAAATAATGAATTAGCGCGAGAAGCACACGCTGTGCAAAACAATCCTAATCGCGCGTCAGAGTTTGTTACAGGAAAGCTAAAGCCAAAGCCAAAGTCTAAGCCAAAGTCTAGACTACGTACTAGCTCTGAAATAGCAGCAGGTGTAAAAAGCACTCCGTCAAAAATGCAAATAGCTGGCTTACCAAGATCTGGAAACACTATGTTGATGGGTTCTAAAGAAGTAGAAACACCTAGCACATTTAATACCAGTGCGGCTAGTAATATTGCCAAAGCCCCTAACTTTGCTAAAATGGCTGAAGATGGTGCTAGTGTTAAAGAAATGAGATCAACTTTAAAGGATTACAGAAAGACCGTTAAAGGGCAGGTGAAAGATCATAAAGCTGGTATTAAAAAACAAAACAAATCAACTAAATTTGAGAAAAAAAGCAGTAAGATTAATAACAGAGCAAATAAAGCAAAGCGATAATGGGAGTACCTATTGATCTTAAACAGAAAGAAGTGGGCAAAAGCACAAAGACTAGTACGCCTAGTAGTAGTAAGTCTTCCCGCGGTGAAGACATTAAACTAATGGATACGGCCAGTTTTGAAACAGCCTCGGATTTATTAAGTAAGCAATCTGCAGAAAATGTTATGAAGGTTGAAGAACTGCCGCACCGCAACGCTGATGCTAACTACATTAAAGATGTTTCTCAAGGCCCGCCTAGACAAAGCAACGAATCTAAAGCCCAAGATAAAATAGCAAAAATGTTTGAGGATCAGTATATATCAAAAAGCGGTGATAGTTTTTGGGATATGGGATACGCATGGGGAAAAGCCATTGGTAAAAAGCGTCAAGCGAAAGCGGAAAAAGCTGGTTTTGATAATATTGCTGATTACAAAGGTGCTATGAAAGAAGGAAGGCAAGTTGATAGAACTAACCGGAAACAAGAGCGTTTTGCTAAGAGGGGTTCAAGAATAGAAAAAAGAGGTAAAAAGCGAACATATTAAAATAAGTATAAAATGGCTATAAACATAAATACTGTTTACAAAACCGTTTTATCTATAATGAATAAGGAACAGCGAGGCTATCTTACTCCAGATGAGTTTAATAAGATAGCTAAGCAAGTTCAATTAAGCCTTGTAGACAAAACGTTTTATGATTTAAATAAAACATTAAACTATAAAGCGAGAGGTCTTGTTAACCAAGGAGTTGCTGATACTACTAATAATGTTCAAGAAAAGCTTGACACGTTATACAAAACAGATACTTCAACATTTACTTCTGGGTCTGCCAATTTACCAGCCGACATATATAAAATAATCAACATTGTAAGTAATGATAGATTAAGGACATATGAGGAAGTTAAAAAGCACGAGATTACCTACATGCAGTCTTCACCGTTGACTGCACCATCATCAACTTTTCCTGTGTACTATCAAGAAACTGCGGGTACATCGATAACAACGCTGCCAGCTTTAGCTGATGCGTCGACAGTTACTGTTGATTATATAAAAAAGCCAGATGATCCAAGATGGGGTTATACAATTAACTCTCAATATGGCAATAAAATATATGATTTAAACACATTTGTGGAAACTGGTTTAGTTGTGCTAGCTGACTTAGTTGATCTTAGTATGGTCACTGATGCGGGCAGTAGAACAGTTAACTTAGATCTTCAAAATGTTACAATTGCAACTAACAGCGGAAGTGGTGTAGGTGCATCATTTTATCTAACAACAGATGGTAGCGGAAATGTGGATTCAGTGTCAATACAAGAAGCTGGCTCTGGATACGAAATAGGTGATGTACTTACTATATCTACGTCAGTAGTTGGCGGTTCAGTTGACGTCACTCTAACTATTGGTAATCACGCTATACAAAGATACACAACAACTGGTTCAACAAACTTTGAGCTACATCCATCTGAAGAAATGGCTTTGGTTACAGGGATATTAGCATACAGTGGCATTGTTATAAGAGACCCAAGCATAACTCAAATGGCATCTCAAATAATACAATCAAACGAAGCAACTAAACAATAAAATAAATGGGATTAATTAAAGAAACAGCTTCACAGTATTACACAGGAGTACAAGGTTACTTTAATGCTGCGCCAACGACTACCTTAACGATAGACTTAACCTTCGACCCAGTACCAGCGCTTAAGTCGGATATAAGAGTTTATATTGACAATGTTGAAGTAGACCCAAGTTTTTATACATACACAAGTCCTACGGTATCCCTTGCTGGATATACAGTAAATGCCGGCCAAAATGTAGAGATACGGTATGTGTTTGCTAAAACGGGCAAATATCAGTTTATATCTATTGATGACATTGTAAACAACTTTATGATTGCTTACGTAGGTAATGGTAAACTAATAGACGACGTAAAGCGCTCTGATATATTGTTTCATTGTAAAAGAGGCATACAAGAGTTTTCATACGAAATAGCTAGGGTAGAAAAAATACAAGAGATAGAGTTAGGCCCAACATTAATAATGGACATGCCCCAGGACTATGTCAACTACGTTAAGTTCTCTTGGATAGATGACGCAGGATTTGAAAACGTTATATTACCATATCAGCACAGCTCTAGGCCTAATATACCAATACTTCAAGGTAATGACTATAGTTATTTATTTGACAACGAAGGAAACTTGTTGCTAGGCGACTCAATACAACAAGATAGGTTTGATAGCAGAGACACATCTAATATTCAGAACAACGCTTATTTTTCTTCTCAAGTGTATGAGGTAGAAAGAAGTGCACACATGGGTGGACGATTTGGCTTAGATGCAGGTGCATCGGCTAATACTGGGATATTCATGATAAACGAAGCTGAAGGCAGCATTGCTTTTAGCAGCGACTTGTCGGGAAAAATAATAACACTTAAATATATATCTGATGGTTTAGGTACTGATGGCGAAATGAAAGTACATAAGTTTGCAGAAGAGGCTATATATAAGCACATAGGCTTAAATGTACTTAGTGCTAAAATGAATGTGCCAGAGTACATAGTAAATCGGTATAGAAAAGAAAGGAAAGCAGCAATGCGTAACGCTAAACTTAGGTTGCAAAACTTCAAGCCTTTAGAGTTGATACAATCAATGAGGGGTAAGTCTAAGCACATAAAACATTAATTAAATGGCTGAACTAAAAAATAATTTTACTGGGGCTAAAATTAATAAAGACGTAGACAAAAAAATTCTACCAAAAAACGAGTATAGAGAAGCGCAAAATATATCTATACCAGAATCAAATGACGAAGGTGTTGGGTCTGCAGAGCCTATACTAGGTAATAAATTAAATTACAACACACCCTTAGCCTACGCCTCCGGTTCTGACGTTATTGGTTATTATGTGGACGAGCTAAACCAAAAAGTATATTGGTTCGTAACAGATCAAACTGGTGAATCAAAAGGAACTAACTTATCTGATGTAACAGCGACTTTACCAACCATTCCAGCCGGAACTTAATTGAATAACGAATGGCAGCAAATAAAATCATAATGCAGGATCTGTCAACGATGGCAGAACCAGTTGTAATTGTTAGTGGTGACTTTTTAAACTTTTCACAAAATAACTTAATAACCGGTATCAACGTTATTGAGGACCTTTTATTTTGGACTGATAACCGAAACCAGCCTAGAAAGATAAATATTAACAAAGCAATAAATGATACTAGCTATTACGATAGCGAGGATAAAATATCTGTTGCTAAGTATTCCCCTTATGCGGCGCCTATATTGGTCGAGCATCAAAACCCATCAACTGTAACAAACGTTAGAACGCTCACAAACGAGTCAAGTATATCGTCAGAGTACATGAAAGAGAATTTTTTGAGATTCTCTTATAGGTATAAGTTTCACGATAATGAGTATTCACTAATAGCACCATTCACCCAAGTGGTATTTGCACCACAAAACAATGGTTGCATAATTGCGGATAGCGCTGAAACAGATCCTAACGCCAGCACCCTCATCACCAATGAGACAGTTGCGCTAGCTAAGTACGGAGCAAAAAATGCTTTTAGAACTGGTAGGTTGCCAGTTATGCAAAACTCAATAAACAACGTTCAGCTTAGGGTGCCTCTACCAATGTCTAACGACATAAATCTTGGTTATACAAGAAGATTTGATGGTACCGTTAGCGCTTCTAGTTCGTTTGATGTAGATGGCGGAACATTGGCTGCTGGCACATATATAATCAAAGGTGCTGATGATAGTGCAACAACTGATGGTATATGCCAAGTTATATTCACTAGCAATCAGTCCGGCACTCCCATAACTGTAACAACAGCTAGCGGAACTGCATCAGGCAGTGATAACGATCAACTTGCTTTTGTACCCATGTGGGAAAATGCTTTCAACTTAAAAAGTATTGAAATATTAGTTAAAGAGTCTGACGATGCCGCTGTTAGAGTTGTTGGCGAAATAGACGTTAAAGACTTAAGAAGTTTTTATGACAACGTAGATATATACCCGCATAAAGTATGGTCTAACCAACCAACATTTTGGAGGCACTGTGTTGTATTTAATTACAAAAGTGAAAACCCTTACAAGGTACTACCAGAGGGGGATATAGTTCGAGTTAGTGATAAAATACCGATACAAGCCAAGTCTCAGGAAGTAGTATCTAATAGAATTGTTTATGGTAACTATCTATCAAGCTACCAATATCCAACAGATGCCGCTGGTAATAAAGGTATAAGTTATACTGTTTCTTCGTCCGCAAAAGGTGCTCAGGAAATAACTAGCTCGGTTCCTAATGATTGGTTAAATCTACAACATGCCGAATTTGCGCATAGATACGCGTCAATAAAACAACGTAGAACATATCAAGTTGGTATTGTATTATCTGATAGATATGGAAGGCAATCACCCGTGATTTTATCTTCAGTCAAACAAGGCAAGAATAGAGCATTATACAACGTTAGCGATACGGTAACCGTGGCAAATGATCCTGGTTGGAATAGCACCCTCGGATTTAGCGCAGGCCCAGGGGGTAGCGGTAATTTCAGTTGGTCTTCTGAAGAGGACAATATAATTGGTAAGCTACTCACTATAGAGTTTAAAGACTCATTCATAGTTCCATTAGAACAAGCATATAGTAGTAATAATGTATTAGGTTGGTATTCTTATAGGTTAGTTGTAAAGCAAACTCAACAGGATTACTATAACATATACGCATCACACCCAGCAACAGAGGATGCTAATTCTAGTAGCCCATCTTACATAAGCTTATTTGGTGATAACATCAATAAGGTACCTAGAAGCATATTAGAAGTAGATATTAACAAAAACAATTTATCTGGGTCGGATGAGTTGTTATTTCCTAAGGTCATACAGTCTGGAGCAACCGATACGGAGTCTATCATGCAAACGCACGACAATAGCACTTTAATCGACGTCGTTAACTTAGGTACCGTTAGCCAATTTGATACCGCATCATCTCCAAGTTTACCTGATGTTGTATTTAATCAGAATAAAAATCCGTTACTAGCTGAGATACTTAATTTAAACGTATTCTACGATACAACAAACCCAACTTCAACACCTGCTGATTATGAAGGATTAACGGTATTTGAAACGGAGCCATTCGAATCTAAGTTAGATGTATACTATGAAACATCTACATGCGGATTAGTAACCGATTTAAACTACAGCTTGAATTATGCCCCACCCGCATCTGCACCAACTGAAGAGAGTATACAGTTCACCGGCGGTTCACTTAGCACTAGTATTGATGAAGACATAGCTGACACAACAGCAATTGGCACAGTTGAAGCAACTAAGGGTAATGCCTCAAATAGCTTACAATTTGAAATATTGCATCTCTGGTCATATCTCAACAACAACCAAGTAGATATAAAGAATAGGGTCAGTTTGTCCACCGCTGGTGCTCTAACAGCAACAGGCGTTGGTTTTGCACATCGCAACAGTGCGTATGATGAGTATGATTTAGTAACATTAGTTAGTGAATACACCTCTGGAGGCGCTTACACGGGTAGTGCCATAAGGACGTTGCAATTATCAGTTAATAATGTAGCACCCAACATAAGTGCTCAGTCTGTTAGCAACGTTGAAGTATTATATGATGAAAGGTTTGATACCGACGTTGTTGCTACAGGTGAGATTTACACAGGCTCTGCCGATAATGGGGGCTTGAATGCTGTTGAAAAAAATAATGGTCTAACATTTGATATTGACTTTGCTACGTTAACAGCACGAGACGCTGCTAGTAGTGATATTGTTAAAGCTTGGGCTAATCAAGCATTTAAAGTTGTTCAACAGAACGACAAGTGGGTCTTAAAAACAACTTGGGTTTATGAGTTAAATGACAAATGGGACCAGTACGGTTTACCAGGTCTTGAGCAGACCGGGAAGGTCAATAAGGCCGCTTTCTTCGATTCCACAAATAAAGTGGCGACAGTTACCGTAACCGACGGTGGTGGTTTAACCGACACAGTGGGAATAACTATAGCTGAAAAAGAGGAACTTAAAAAAATCATTCACAGAAGGTTTACGGCGCATGTTAAAGAACCAAATAAAGATATAAACCAGCTTGCTAAGACATTTACGTCATACATAGGAAGAGGCAGCGTTAATAAAACGGTTGATGCAAGTAATCCTAGAGTTGGTAATATAATGTACTCCGACAAGAACAAAACACTTTTAGCTGATAAAATAGCTGAAAGAAGCGGTTTTACTAACTACTACGCGGATAATAGACATATAATGATAATTTACAAGTATACTAAGCTCGGTTATCCCATAGCAGGTATAAATGGTAGCGGCAATGAAAATGTCGAAGCTAAGTATGACTACGTAGTTATACATAGGGATACTTCTGTAATTATATATAAGAGTGAATTTTATACTCCGAATACTTTAGCTATATTAAGGTCTTCAGGCAAGCCGGGGAAATATAAATCAGACCGTATGGCTTGGGAAGCTGGCCAAAACGACACTATAGCCGCGGCATTAGCGCCTTACAATGGAGGCGGTACATATGAGAACACCCTATGGACTGACGACGACACTGATGCTAATTGGAAACGATGGTATAAATTTAAAAAATAAACAAATGCCTATAAAATTAGAAATATCGTACTTCAATACATTCATTATATCAAACTCGGCGACTAGTGATAGAGATGCTATAGAGGGGATTTGGTATGTGGAAGAGTCTAGAATAAAAGGTAAGTATAACGGGACGCAAGTTGACTATGGTGTGAAGGCTTACATGACCGACACTGACTACGAACCACAGAGGAAGTCTAATGAATTAATATACTCTGGAATATACAACAAAAAAACAGGTGTTAACAGAACTAATGAATTTCCTACTGGTAGTGATATAACTCGAGCGCTTGATCCAAAATATGGCTCCATACAAAAGTTATTTGCTGAAGACAATAGCTTAAACATTTTCCAAGAAGCGAAGGTGCATTCGGCGTTAATAGATAAAGATGCTATTTATACCGCTACTGGTAGTGAGCTGATAGCAACTAGCAATAAAGTAATTGGCAGCATAACGCCTTACTTACACGCTAACGGTATTTCACAACACCCTGAGACTCACTCTTACCACAACGGCAGGCAGTATTTTGCAGATAAAGATAGAGGCGCTATTTTACGGTTGAGTAGAGATGGTATCACTGAAATATCTGAGTATGGAATGAAGACGTTTAGTAGGGAAGCCTTAGCTAATGCTGATTTTATTAGAGGTATGTATGACGCAAGAAGATCTGAGTACGTACTATCTATAGGTAACACAGATGAAACAGACAGTGATATATCTATCGGTAAGAAGTTTAATACGTTAACTGAGGAAAGTGATGAAATGAAATTCATTACAATGGGCTTTTACGAAAAAAACAACGGATGGACTTCAATATATTCATATAAGCCAAGTTTTGGGTTTAGCTATAAAAACAATTTTTTTACGTATAACAATTATAATTTATGGCAACATTATAGCCAAAATGTTCCTAGATGCAATTTTTACGGAAGTGGTAATGATCCTGCTTATATTCAATTAATAATAAACGACCAGCCATCTAACGTTAAAAACTTTTTAACCGTTAACTACGAAGGTTCTCACGGGTGGACGGCTACTGATATAAATTCTGAAAAATATGGACCCGTAAATGGTTTGGCTGGTTATACAGAAACACTAGAAGAAGCATATGACATACCTGTCTGCGGATCGCAGATGGAAGGTGATGATGGTATAAGCGTAAACATTGGATTTATAAATAAAGAAGGTGAATACAATGCGGGTTTAATAAACAAAAATAATGACTTCTATCACGATTTTGAGTTTTCTCACACAAGTGGTTTAAAAGGACATTATTTAGACCTAACCATGTCAACCAGAAATATTAACGGAGCAACAGCTGCCCAAGAAGGTCCTGTATCACTTTTTACTGTATCTTCGGAAGCAAAAGTTTCTTCTATATGACAGAGCAGGATATTAACGAGCAGGTATTAAATTCACCTTTAACAAAAGAGCAAGCGAAAAAGCAGTGGGTAAGAGCTACTGAAAACATGAATATAAAGCATTCTTTTACGTTTGATGAAATGTGGGAAACGGCGGCTGAGCTAAGAAAGAAAAAAAAGTTTAGAGATGAAATTACTTTAGCCCATGAAGCGCTGGAAAAAAATGAAAAAGCAATGACGGGTGAAGAGCTGCATGCTTACAACCCGGTAAAGCACACATTTGCAGATAATTGTTACGTTAGAGAAATATTTAATCCAGCTGGACAAATAATTGTAACTAAAATACATAAAAAAGAACATCCTTTTTTTTTAATGAAAGGTACAATGTCCATTTTAACCGAAGATGGAGTAGTTAAAATAGAAGCTCCTCACAATGGTATAACAAAGCCGGGCACTAAAAGAATAATTTATACACATACAGATTGTATATTTATTACAGTACACGGAACAAACAAAAAAACACCACAGGAAGTTGAAGAAGAAGTTATTGCTAAAAACTTTGACGATCCTGTAATATCAATAGAAGAGATTAATTTACTAAAAACAAATAAAGAATGAGTTTTATAGCAGGCGCAATAATTATTGGTGCATCAGTTGCCGTTGCCGCTGGCGGAACAACTGCTATTATGGCAGGTGTGCAATCTAACAAGGCTAAAAAGCAAGGAAAAAAATACGCTGAGCAATTAGCTTCTTTAGAGGCTAATAGACAGGAAATAATAAATCCAGCTGATGCCGTTAAAGACATGAGCTCCCAAATACAAAATCCTTATGCTAATTTGCAGGTAGCCACGCAAGCTGCGGAAATGCAAGCTACACAAGCTGACATATCATTAGCAAACACACTAGACTCTTTAAGATCTACTGGCGCTGGTGCGGGTGGAGCAACTGCTTTAGCTAGAGCAGCAGCCCAAAGTAAAAGAGAAGTTTCAGCTAGCATAGAGTCTCAGGAAGCCGCAAACGCTAGACTAAGAGCTCAGGGTGAACAACAAAGACAACAATTAGTTTTGGGAGAACAAGCTAGAGTACAAAATGCCCAAATGGCAGGAGCCCAGTATATGTTTGGAGCGCAAGAACAAAGAGAAATGACTCAATTAGATAGAATAGCTGGTCAACAACAAAATGCTGAATTTCTAAAAGCACAATACCAACAACAAATGATGGGTGCAATATCTAGTACCGCTTCTAATACCGCTTCTATGGGTGCAGGATTTGCTTCAGGTGGGGGTTATTAATAAAAAAACAAAATGGCTGAAGAACAAAAAGATTATAGATCAAGAATTTATCACGATCCTGCTAGCAACGTTAAAGCCGGCTCTTATAGATCGACTGGGGCTTATGCTAATCCAGCGGTATCCTACGTAGACTATACGGTAATACAAAAAGCAGGAGATGCTGCCGCTAGAAATATTTCAAGTGCCGTAATGGCGAAGCAAGATGCTAGGCTTAAGTTTGAAAATGAAATAAAAGAAAACTATAGTAAGTATTTAGAATCAGCTGCAATAAATACTTCGCTATCTCTTGGTGATATGGTCCAAGATGAACTAAACGAAAACCTAAAGTCTTTTGATAACTTTTTAGATTTAGATCAAAGACAGCAAGCGGAAACACTAAGAGGTGTAGAAGAGTTCAATAGTAAGAATAAAATCATAGATAAAACTATGAAAGAAATAGGATCTTACGAGATAGATATAATGGACCTTGATAAGCCTTCTATGAAGATAGTTAACTCTTGGATGAAAGGAGATATGGACGCCGTTAAGTCTATTGCTTATACAGATGGTAGAATTGGCGCTGATTACGAATATACTAACCCAGAGACTGGAGAAAAAACAATTGTTACGCAAAGAGATATATTAGCAGAGCTATCTACGTTAAAAAATATAACACCAGAATTAGAAGCTTTTGATAGTGCTACTACGGCAAATGCTAAGCTACAGCAAAACATAGTCAACTCAGACGCAAACCGTTACTCTAAAAGAGACATTATAGCAGAGCAAGCGCCGAAGTTTTTAAATGCGATGGAGCATGATACCAAAGTATTAATATATCAAAACAGGGTAAACAAAGGCATCGACTATCACCCTGAATCATTAGACGGCTTTGATTTTGAAAGTGAAGATGAGATGAAGTCTTATTGGGCGGAGCAAGACAAGGAACTACTCGGTTATATAACTAACCAATTTGATGAAAAAGTAATGCAACCAAAACCAGCTATATATGTACCAAAGTCAACAGGTAGTACAGGAAGCGGGGGTAGCAATAGTGGCAGTGAATATGGAGTTAGACCAGCGGCCACTGTAGTTTTAGATCAAAACCTAATGAAAGGTGGTAAGTTTAATCCAGATAAAGCAAAGGCCGCCAAGGAATCTATTGAGTCTAAACTATTAGACATAATATCAGGTGGTAAAAAATTTACGCAAAGTCAAGCCGATATTGATAAAGCTGCTTTAGCAGCGGAAGACTACATTAAGTCTCTTAAAAATGGAACAGATGCTAATACCGCTAGAATATTACAAGGCTCTAATACAATAATTAACAATAGATATATACCAATACAAGATCCGTTTTTTATTGTTAACGATGCTGGGGAGATAGAATTACACTACAGCTTAGAACAAAAAGGAAGTCAAAGCACAGGCGGAGTCAGAGGAGAATATGACGATATTTAAATAAAAACAATGGAGAAACTTTATAATAAGTTACACGAACAAGGCCTTTATACTAAATCGTTTGAAGAGTTTAAAGTTCAATTCAACAATGAAGAGTCTGTAAACAAGCTTTACAACAATCTTCATTCATCCGGACAATATACAAAAAGTCAGGATAACTTTAAGCAACAATTTGGTTTTCAAATGGGAAAGCCACAAGGTGCTCAGAATGCGGTTGTGACTGCGGCACCGGGGGAAGAGCAAGCCGATACTACAAAGTATACAACTCAGTTAGAAAATGGTTTCAAAGGATCACCGGAAGAGGATCCTATGGAAGCCACAAGAAAAGCTAGAGAGTATGAATTAAACAACCAAACTTGGATTGAAAGAACTTTTGATAGAAATCCATTAACGGAATTTGCAGGTGATATGTATAGAGCTGCTGCTGGTGGCTTTGTTGCAGGTGACGTTTCAGATGAAGCGCTAGATTTGTTGTCGGGTTTTACGAGTGAAGAAGACATAGAGGAATGGATAGAGGCTCATGAAGCATCGTCTAAATACCAACAGTCAGATGAAATGGCTGAGTTCAATAGAATTGCAGACGAAGAAGGTGTTTGGGCTTTTGTTACAAAGGCTATAACTGAAAAGCAAAGTTTACTTAAAGTTGCTCCTGAAATAATGATACAAAGTGTTGCTCAAATGTTGGGTAGCGAATCCGCTTTAGCAACCGGGGGTACTGTTGTTGGAACAGGTACTGCTATAGGTGCGGTTGGAGGACTTGGCGTTCTGTCGGCAGGGACAGCAACTGCAGGCGCTATTGCATCTATACCGACTGCTTATGCAGCCGCTGGAGCTGTTTTAGAAGCAGGTATGTCTTTCTCTGGATATATAGATGAAGAGCTACAAGAAAGAGGCTTAAAGCTCAATAAAGAAAATGTTAAAACTTTACTAGAAGACGACGACTTTGTTATAGCTGCTAGGGCAAAAGCCGCTTCTAGGGGAATTATTATAGGTGCTGTTGATAGAATGACAGCGGGGGTGGGTGCTAAAGTAGGAGCTAAGCTTGGAGCAAGCACGCTTAAAAACGTTGGTGCACAAGTTGTTATAGAAAGTGCTGGAGGTGGCGGTGGTGAAGCTGCAGCTCAATTACTAACAGAGGGTGAACTAGAAGTTAAAGAAGTATTTTTAGAAACGCTTGGTGAAGCGCCTGGTGCTGGTGTCAATATAGCTAAGACTACACTACAAGCAATGCTACCCGGTGAATACAAAATAGAAGGACAAACCGTAGGTAAAGAAGAAATAAATAGTGCTATAGATAAGTTTGAAGATACAGACTTTGCTAAGACTAATTTTGACATTAAAAATAATCCGGCTTTAAAAGAAAAAGTTGAGAAAAGAAAAACAGAGTTAAAAGAAAAATCAGAGGCTTTTGAAGCTAAGCAAACTGAAATACAAGAACAAGTTGACATAGATAACAAAGCTGACGAAGCTAAAATAAAAGAATTAAGAAGCACGTTAAAGGAAGGCCCAAAACAACCAGCATACGACAAGCCAACAGTATTTACGACCCCAACAAGTGAAAGATATGGGACTGTAAACAGACAAGACGGTAAAGGTGAGGTAGCTCTTACGGAAGAGGAGTACAACAATGAAGTCTCTTTGTTTGAACAACAACCAACAGAAACTACAAAAGAACAACAAGCAAATACTTTAGATAAAATAAAGTCCTTAAAAGAAGGCATAGAAAGTAGAAACACTAACCTACAAGAATCTGCGGCTTTATTAGAGTCTGTAAAGAAAGGTTATGTTAACGAAAAGCTTGGCAAAAACATTGACTTCGCTAAGCGATATGCTAAGTTTTTTAACTTAAAAGTTATAGATAACTTAACCCCAGAAGAATTAATGGATAAGTATTCTTTAACTAAAGAAGAAACTGAAACTGTTGCTGGTTTTATTGACGATGGCACTGGCGAAATAGTAATAAACAAGCTTGCTGCTTTAAACCAAGTAGACGTAAACGTTGGATCGCACGAGTTATTGCATGGTATAATGACCTCTGTGTTTAAAAACATAAACGAAGCAACAGGTATAGACTCTAAAGTAGAGCTTGTTAATAGCTTCTTAAGTACACTTAGCACTGCTGATCGGAAAAAACTAACCGACACTATAGAAGTTAAAGATAAAAAAGGTGAAAGAATTTATAGTGAAGATTATCTACAAAAAAACCCTGATGAATACTTAACACAGTTTAGTGATTTAATAAACAATGGTGAAATAGAATTTAACGAAACCACGTTTGAACAACTAGGTGATTATTTTACACCTATGTTTAGAATGTTTGGTATGAAAAAACTGAAGTTTAAAGATGGACAAGACGTCTATAACTTCATGAAAGAATATCAAAAAAGTATTAAATCAGGAAAACTACATAAGTCGTTTATTGCCGCAACTGGCGGTAGTGTAAGTGGTATAAATATTCAGCTAGATGAAATAGTTCCAACAGGAAGTGTTGCCGCTGTTACTAAAGAAGAAGAAGAAAAAGTTGAAACTGTTACTAAAGAAGAAGAACCAGTTAAAGCTGAAGTTGTTACACCAGAAACAAAGCAAAAACAAAAAAGACAGCGCAAGCCGGCTACTAAGAAAGTTGAAGCTAAAGAAGAGCCTGTGGTTTCTCCACGTAGACAAGCGGCTACTGATATGCGTAGCATTGCTGCTTTAACTAAAAAAGAATTTGCTGAACTCTTTAAAGACAAGTATAAAACTGCTAGAGAAGTCGATGTTAATTATGAAAACTATATTAACCAAAGATCTAAAAAAGAAACTAAAAGAAGAAGATCAGAAAAAGTAAGGTTTTCTCAAAAGGGCGCGCCTATAGGAGACCAAATAAAGTCAATAGTTCCAGACGGAACTACAAAAGATGAATACGATACTTTTAACTTAATAGAGGCCTACCAAAGATTAGTAGCTGGTAGCATGCTACACAACGTGATCGAAAAACAGCTTAGGAATAAAGGTGGTATAATGGAGGACCAGGTTGTCGACGGGTTTTTAGAAGACGTTAAGTCAAACTTAATGGAGAGATCTATAATGAGGTTTAATCCTGAAAAAAACGATGACTTTGGCGGCTTTATTATTAAAGAGTTGACTAGCTATAGTATTCCAAACATTATTAAGGAATACAAAAAACAAGGTAAGATTGTTAGCGAAGATGTTGATGTTCCGACTAGAAGCCTGGATGAATCTAGAGAAGGTTCTCAACCAATGCAAGTAGCTAGTGATCAAGTAAATCAAGAAGAGCAGCTTGACATTAAGATGCAGGAAGAAGCTAAGGTTGAAGAAAAAACATTTAGAGAGAAGTTAGGTATTATAGAAGAAGATAGCCCAACTTATAATAGCATATTTCATTCTGTAACAAAAGTTTTTGGAACTGCTTTAGATCAAGTGAAACCAGACAAAGTAGGATACAGAATAGCTAATAGAACTGGACTTAGACAAAAATTAATTGAACAATATCGCTCAGACATTGAGCCTCAAATTTCAGCAATACTTGGTGGGTCGGTAGGTAGCAAGTCTTATAAAGACTTCTTAAACAACAACATGGAAGTTATCTTAGAAAAAGTACCACTAAGAGAATTTGTTCGAATGGAAATGAAGTCGGATGAAAAAATATTTGCAAAATTAGTTAAGAAAAACGCAAATCCAACTGCGATAAGAGAGGCATTGGCAAAAGGTCAGTATGTAAAAGAATCAGTATCTCTTACGGCTGGAAACAATATATATGAACCACTAAGTGTTACGCAAGAGCAATTTAATAAGTTCTTTTTAAAAAATGAAAATAGAAAAAAATCTTTAATAAATAGAATTTCTACTGAAATAGCTTTTGATGCCACTATTGTAGCTCTACAAGATTACGATTTAATAGATAAGTATAATGAAATACTAGAGATACAAGGTAAAACTGTTGTTGATAATACGTTAGCTGAGATTGGAAAAATATTAGAGCGAGATCCAAGATCTGTTAGATGGAGTAAGTATGCTAGTCCTAGCGATAAGAAAGCATTCGCAAGTAAAGTAGCTCAGTTAACAAAAGAACTTACTCCTAAAGATGGTAAAAAAGAAATAAGAAAAGCATTTGATAAAGTTTTTGCAAATCACAATTGGGATAACAACTATGATGAGCTGTTAGTAAACTACATAGATAAAAGATTAAAAGAAGAAACAAAACGAAAAAACAAACGTAGATATAGCGTTGTAGGTCGTAATGCTAACCTAACCGGGCAAAACAAGAGAGACAAGCGTACGGCTATAAAAATGAATAAAAATGGTGTTGATGCTTTAACTATAAAGCAAAAAACCGGTTGGGAAATAGTAGCTTCAGGAGAAATCAACCCAATGACAGGAGAAGCAACCGACGGTAAATGGGGTTACGAAATAAATCCAGAAATAGATACTATAATCAATGCCGTTGAAACGGTTGCTTATGGCATTGAAAAAAATGCTATTAAGTCTTTAACTTCGTCATCATCTACTGCAGATTTATCTTCATTTTTATCTTTAACAAACCCGGACAAGGACATTGTTAAAACTTTAGGTGATTTATTGCCAGAAAGATATTTTGAGTATTATCCTACAATAGCGAATATTGATGTTCGTTTTTCAGAGGACTATGTAGTTGGCGAAGGTTCGACAATATTCTATGGCGATCCTGATGTTTATAGACAAGGTGCTCCAAGAATTAGTTCTATTGTAATTGGAACTAAGGGGTTATTAAATAATAGAAAATCAGGAATTAAAGGCCTGGCAAATGCTGTTTTGACTGAAGGTGCTGATGATCCTGTTATTGCTATGACTGGGTCATTAGTACACGAGCTTCAACATGTAATACAACTTCACGAAGATTTTGTATCTGGAGCCTCCGCAGAAATGTTTTTAACTGACAGAGCAGAATACCTTAGACAAAGAATTATTGATTTAAAAATTGAAGCGTTAGACGCAGAGCAGCTAGATGATAAGAAAATGCTTGAAGCCACAATTGAAAATCTTACAAAAGAATTCAATCCTTTATATACAAAAGCCTTTGAAATTTATAAAAAAGTAGCAGGAGAAGTTCAAGCTGAAAGCGTTTTTGAAAGAGCTTTCTTAACAGAAGAAGAAAGAAGAAATAGACTAATGCTTGAAGATGAGTTTTTTAAAGGAGAAAAAATAAACAGAAAAGATCAACTAAGTAGAGCTCGAGCATTACAAATCGTAGATAAGCAAAATGCAAAAGATAGGTTAGAATACCCTAACGAAACGAGTCGAAGGTTTTCTAAAGGAACTGGTTCACCAAAAAAACCTATCCAACCAGCAAAAGAAACTAAGTCTTTAAATAGTTTTCTAAATCAATCTGCGGTAGATGATAACGAATTTGTTAAAGATAAAAATAAAGATAAAAAAGCTGAAACTGTTAACTCACAAGTTTTTAATAAAATATTAGAAATAACAAAAGGCGTAGATAGATCTAAAAAGTTTTCTAAAACTCAAGCCGCCGCTAAAGCACAGAAGAAAAAACGTAGAACATTTTTTATACCCCCCTCAGCAGAAGATTTTGTTGGTCTCTTGTATGCTTTTCTAGCCCCTGGCAAGATTGGTGAAGAGCAATATAAATTCTTTAAAAATAATCTTATAGATCCTTTTAATGTTGCGATGAATAACTTAGCAGCCGCTAGGCAGTTGCTAAATAAAAAATATACAGCGTTGAAAAAGAAACATCCTGTTGTAAGGAAAAAACTTTACGATATAATACCCAACATGGATTTTACCTACGACCAAGCTATAAGAGTTTATTTATATGATCTTGCTGGATTTGAACCAAAGGGTTTAAACGAAAAAGAGCTTAAATCTATTATAAAATTTGTTGCTAATAATCCAGATGTAAAAGCATTTGCAGATGGAATTAAAAGCATAACAGGTGTTGAAGGAGGGTTTAAGAAGCCTGGAGAGTCTTGGGTTAACGATACTTTGGCTAGCGAGCTTTACGAAATATCTCAAAAAGTTAATAGAAAACAGTTTTTAGAGAACACTAATTGGAAGAAAAATAAAGATGAAATATTTTCTGAGCAAAACTTAAATAAAATAGAAGCTGAGTATGGCTCTGGTTTTAGAAGTGCTATGGAAGACATGCTTTACCGTATGGAGACTGGTAGCAACAGAAGTTTTGGAAAAAACAAACTGTTAAATCAATTTAATAACTGGATCAACTCATCTGTTGCCACTGTAATGTTCTTAAATACAAGATCAGCAGTGCTTCAAACTATATCTGCTATAAACTATATAAATTGGTCTGACAATAACATGCTAGCTGCTGCTAAATCATTTGCTAATCAAAAACAGTTTTGGTCAGACTTTACTTTTTTATTCAACTCTGATTACTTAAAAGAACGTCGATCAGGTTTACAAAGTGATATAAACTTAGCTGAACTACAGAATGCAATTGCTGGTAAAAGTAATAAAGCAAAAGCTGCTGTAAGTTGGTTACTTCAAAAAGGTTTTACTCCTACTCAAATAGCAGATAGCTTTGCTATCGCTATTGGTGGTTCAACTTTTTATCGAAATAGATTAAAATCCTATGAAAACGCGGGATTATCTCTTAAGGAAGCTCAAGAAAAAGCGTTTACTGATTTCCAAGCTTTAACGGAGACGGCACAGCAGTCTTCAAGACCTGATAAAGTATCTCAGCAACAAGCTGGGCCGCTTGGCCGTTTAATACTAGCTTTTTCAAATACTCCGGCACAATATGCTAGAGAGATGAAAAAAGCCTCTCTTGATCTTATAAATGGCCGAGGGGACTGGAAAACTAATATATCTAAGATAGTTTACTACGGTGCGGTACAAAACTTAATATTTAATACATTACAAACAGCTTTATTCTCTGCGTTGTTTGACGATGACGAAGAAGAAGAAAAGCTTGGTATAAAAAAAGAAAGAGTTATAAATGGTATGATTGACTCTATATTAAGAGGAACTGGCGTGGCTGGTGCTATAGTTGCAACTACTAAAAACTTAATACTAGAGTTTATGGAGCAAAATGAAAAAGACTATAACTTTGATTCTGGATCAGTTGTTGTAGAAGCTTTAAACCTATCTCCACCAATTGGATCAAAAGCACGTAAACTTAAAAACGCTTTAGATACTTGGAAGTACAACAGAAAGTATATGGAAGAGTATGGATTTGATATAAACAACCCAGCTTTAAATGCTGCTTCAAATCTTGTTTCTGCCGCGACCAACGTACCTATTGACAGGGTTATTAGGAAGATTCAAAACGTACAAGGTGCTTTAGATAATGAAAATAGAACATGGGAAAGAGTGGCTTTGATATTAGGTTGGAGCAAGTGGGATGTTGGAATTGAAGATGAAAAACTTGAGCAAGTAAAGGCTCAAGTAAAAGCTCAAGCAAAAGCCGATAAGCAAAACAAAAAAAGAGATGACGAACCAGTTGGTCGCAGAAAAGCAACTGAAAGAAAAGCAACTGAAAGAAAAGCAACTAAAAGATAAATAAAATGAGTTTTTGGGATATATTTAAAACAAGAAATAGGTACAACGAAAAAAACATCGTTGGCTTCTTGTCATTTGCAGTGATGTCTGTGTTTGCAACGGTTGACATTATTACCGGTATACTAGGTAAAGAATTAGTACACAGTGATACTATATTTAACTCATTTGTTATAGTAACACTTGGTGCTTTTGGCATTGCTGAAGCAGGCGCTATTTTTAATAATAAAAAAGAAAACAAAAATGAAGGTGACTGAACATGTTTCTTACAAGGAAGTAATCAAAAGCAACACAGCTACAAGGAAAGGTATAGAAAACATTCCTAGCGGTGAGCAAATGGAAAAAATTAAGCTACTGTGTGAGAAGGTGTTTGAGCCTCTTAGAAAGCACGTAGGAGGTCCTATAGCTATCAATAGCCTATTTAGAAGTCCACAACTTAATATAGCTATCGGTGGTGCAGCATCATCACAACACTGCGCAAATAATGGGGCAGCTATGGACATTGATGATACTTATGGTAACATGTCAAACGCTGATATGTTTGAGTTTGTAAAAGATAATCTAGATTTTGACCAACTTATATGGGAGTTTGGAACAGATGAAAATCCTGACTGGGTACACGTTTCTTATAAAACAAGAGGTAACAGAAAGCAAATACTAAAATGCAACAAAGTAAAAGGAAAAACAGTTTATTCTATTTATTCTTAATACTACTTATTTGTAATTCTTGTTCTTTAGAAAAAAGACTAGAAAACAAACAGCGTAGGGCAGAACGAAAAATAGAAAAGCTTACTATTAAATACCCGCAGCTTTTAAAGCGTGATACAGTTAAAGACACATTTAACATTATAACTTCTTCAGTTAAACATGATACATCGTTTATTGACACAACTTCAGATACAACTTATATTTATAAGGATAAACTTAGAATTAAGTATATTAGAGTTGGTGATACAACATATATTGAGGGTGAATGCAAGAGTGACACGATTGTACAAACGATTGAGATACCTGTTGAAAGAATAGTAGTAAGAAAGCAAGGTATAATAGAACAGCTTAGTAAAAATTTAAAAACAATGTTACTTGTAACGTTGTGTAT